CATGAAACTGCAGGCAGTTGTCGATCATGTCCTGCACGTTTTGCGCAATCACCATCATGGTGCTGTCGCCTTGACTGCGATCAATGCGTTTTGCCTCAGCAGTTTCAGCAGATAGCTTTTGACCCAGCACTGCCGATAGCCCGAGCTCATTGATCTGCAGTGCAAGCTGCTCAAGTCTGCGAAACTGATAATCAAAACTGCGGCCAGCGGGTTCAATGTATTCAGCGCGGCCATCAGCAGGAAATGCGATCGCCTCGCCGGGTCCAGCGCTGACTTCCTCTGCTGCAGATGGGAAGCCATAAAACGCCAGCATCGGCACAGCACTGATGTGGAGCTGGTTATCGAGGTCGCTCTGGATCTGATACGCCTTCAGGTTTAGCTCGGCAATGTCCTCCAGCGGTGGCCGTGACTCCATAAAGCCATGCCGCTGCGCATAAGCAACTGAGAAGGGAATCTCAGATAGGCTTGTGCGGCCTTCGTCGACAACCTTAAAGTCGCCGTTGTCTTGCTTCTGATGTAGTTGGAATTCACCTGGCGTCAGTACACGGATCTGCTCGACTGCCTTCTCTCCAAACTCACCATCAGGCGCGGTGACCGTCTCGGCTAGCCGCAACTGCGTTAACACCTGCCGGCCTTCCTGCTGCTCAGCACGCCAACCAAGGATCTGCCGTGGCGTGTAGGTCACCCAGTAGGGTCTACCCCCATCAGCAGGTGCATCCACCAGTACACCAACGTGGCCATAACGGACCATCTTGCGGGTGGTTTCGTAGGTCCAGACGTTGAGGTCATTGCTTTGCAGGTCAACATCAAACAACTGCTCGCGGATCACATCTGCTGTGTCGTCAAGCCGCACTGGCTTGCGGGTCAACATGCCGGCCAGCATCCGTTCAAGGCGTTGATAAAACGGCGAACATACGCTGCGTGCTAGGCGGTTGTCGTAGGACTCATCTAATTCACGCGGCTCCTGCGGCAGATAACGGCGATGCTTGCGCCGCATCCCATAGGTGCCTTGCAGCAGATCCTCAATCAGGATCCAGTGCGGTTCCATCGCGTACCACGCCGTGTTGGCATCTTGCACGCGAGTAACGCGGCGCTGCGCAATCGGCCGGTCGTAGTTATTAAAGCCGGAATAAACCATTACAGCGCCGCAGTCATGAATGCAGTTTAAGCGGCAGTCAGCGTGATGCTATTGCGGCCAATCTTGATGTCAAATTCAGCGCCGGGCTCGTAACCCATCTCGCGCAAGTAGCCGTCACCAATCTGCAGCTTGCCGTTGAATTGCACCTTTGCCCTGTAGGTCAGGCCGCGGCCACGCTTTGCTGTCTTGCCACCTAGGTCAACGCCTTTTGCTTCCAGCAGCGCCTCATAGAACTGCGTGAATGCCACGCGATTCTTGATCACGTAGCCGCAGGCGCGCACCAGTTCGGACTTAGGCGCATCGCCCAGTTCTTTGACCTTGGCAAGTAGTTCAGCACCCTTAAGCATGGGTAGAGTTAATGATTGGCAGAATCAATATAGCCTGATGCCTGTAGATCGCCCAGCACCTGCGTGCAATGGGTTGAATTCACGCCAGACCAAGTAGCCGAGTGCGTCGTTCATGTGGTCATGGCCGGCATCCTTGTCCGGGTCGCCCTTGTCGGTGTAACACTGCAGCTCTAAGCATTCGATCAGCCGCTTGCAGCGCTGGTGGATGGTGAGCCTGACTTGACCCTTGCCGTTTTCCAGCAAAGCTTGAACAGCAGCCACGCGATCACGGACGGGAGGATTTGCGCGCGGTGACTGGTTTGACATGCCGTAGGACTCCAGGATCTGGATATCGGTCTGGCTTGCGTTGGTGCTGCGGTTACCACCGCTGGCATCTGGGTAGATGTAGATACGCCGCTGCGGGTAACGCGCCTGGATCTCTTGCGCCAATGCGTCGGTGTCATGGGCGCCGCTGATCTCATCAATCACTAGCAGGCTGCTGCCAGTGCGGATGCCGATCACGGCAGACATGTTGCCAACGTTGAAATCAACGCCAATACGCAGCGGCTCGCGGTCTAGGTCTGGCAGCTCAACCACCACATGCTTGTCGCGGCTGAAACGGTCGTAGATGGTGCCAGTGGTGAGGTTGACAAATTCGCCGTCTAGGTAGGCCCGCAACAGGTTTGGGTCGTAGTTGGCCTCTAGCCGCTCGATAAAGTCCGACGGCAGGTGCGGGTTATCTGCTGACCGCATTTTGATGAGCTTGCGATCCGCACGCCCTTTGGCGTCCTCACTGCCGAAGGTGTTCCACATCCAGCGAAAGCCCTCCGGTGTGGATGCAGCGCCAAACTGCCGCACGTTGCCCGACCGCAAGCGGCCAAGGATCTTCGGGAATGCCTTGTTGGCGATAGATGGCGTCACTGTGTCGATCTCATCGGCCAGCACCCATGCAAGGTTTAAGCCGATGATGCGTGACCAGTTCTCAAAACTGCGGCAAAGGATCTTGGTGTCACCGCCTGGCAGATGCAGCATGTACTCAGGCAGCGGTGATGCCCTGAAGGTGTAGGGGATCTCGTATGCCTCAAGAAATTGCTCGAAATCGTTCTGCCAGATGTCCCGAATCAGCGGGCCAGTCGGCTCCATCACTGCACCAATAAAGCCTTGATTGGCCGCGGCCAACATCACCGCCTTAGCGCACAGCGCGCGTGTCTTGCCGGCGCCATAACCGGCTGAGATGCCAATGATCTGCGTGTCGCTGTCATCCACGAACGCAAGCTGCCCAGGGTGCAGGTCAGCGCGGATGCGTTGCAGCAGATCGCCCGTGTCCTCTTGCGTTGCGACATCCATAAACCCAAGCAAACTGCCGGGTTGGCAGATGCCGGCAAGTAGGCTCATGACATCTCAAACCGCAACAGCTTGGCTTGATCTTCTAGGGCTTTGATTGCAATGCTCAGGTTGCCCTTAGCGCGTGCTTCGCGTTCATAATCCTGCAACCTTGCTAGTGCGGCTTGCAGCCATTGCGGGCGCTCTAGCTCTGAGTCAAGGGCAATCAGCTTGCGCGCTTCCGCCATGTAATCGCGCACTTGGCGCTCGCTGACGCCCCACAGCTCGGAACCGTGTTGAACGATCTGATGGTGGCTGTGAGCACGCAGGATGAGGTCATAAACCACGTTGACGCGGTTCTGAATCTCATCCTTGGTGCTCTTCTTTGCCACGTATTAGTTGCGGACTTGCACAGGCATTACCAGATAAGTTACACCGTCCACGCCACTAGGTGTCAACACCACGGGTGTGGTTGCCGTATTGGCGTGGAATGTGATGGCTTTTGCAGGCTTGAACGCCTTGATGCCATCCAACAGGTAATGGACGTTGAAAGCCCATGCGCCATTGGCGGTGCCTTCCACCTTGAGCAGCTCCTTGCCGTTGTTGGCGTCTGATTCAGCGGTGATGGCGATGGTGCCACCTACAGCTTCCAGCTTCACCACGGAGTTGTGCGCATCGGCAATGATGGCGACACGCTCCAAGGCTCGGGTCAAGCGGCGACGGTCTGCCGTGATGGTGCTTTTGAACTCAGCGGGCACCAGCTTTGCCACGTCTGGGTAGGTGCCATCCATGATGCGGCTGTAGATGGTGATGCCATCGCCTGCGTCGATCACGGCTTGGCCTTTGGCAACGGCAATGGTGACCACGCGATCTTGCAGCAGGCGCATGGTGCTGGCTGGTAGCACGAGGTCTAGGCCATCTGGCAAGTCAATGGCGTAACGCATGAGGCGATGCCCGTCGGTGGCTTCCATGTGGCCACTGCCGAGGTGGATGCCTTGAAGCATCTGCTTGCTGGCGTCGGTGCTGGCAGCCGCCATGCAGGCGCGGATGCCGGCGGATAGGTGCAGCTCGCTCGTAGCGGCGTCTACAGCCGGCAGCGCGGGGTAATCCGCCGCATCGGCCGCTGCAAGCCCGTAGGAGCCCGCAGAAGCCGTCAGAGCGCCATCTGCGAGGGTCAGAGCCTCATCGCCGTCAAAGCGGCTCACAAGGCCAGCCAGCAGCCGATACGGCAGCGCTACGGCGCCATCGGTGTCCACTGCGGCTGGAATGGTGACGGTGATGCCGAGATCAAGGTTGAATCCGGTGATGGTCATGGCGCCACCAGCGGCTTGGATCAGGCAGCAGTCAAGGATCGGATGGCTGCTGCGGTGACCAACAGCTGGCGCGATGGTGCGCAGCGCGTGATCGAGATCGGCTTGGCAGGTAACGGCTTTCATTTGGCGGTGGCGGCAGTGACGAGGCTGGTGATGATGCGTTCGTAATCAGCGGCGAAGCTATCCACAAGCTCCATGGGTAGCGGTACGCCGTCATCAATGGCGTTGTCGGCAATGGCTGCGGCGTACGCCACTGCCTGGGTCATGGTGTCATGCAGCCGATTGATCACCGGCTGCTGCTTGGCTGGAATGTGAATGAGCGATGACATATGCAACGAGAGTTTCAACGTGTCGGCGGTTCAGGTCACCACGCATAAATGCGCAAGCGTCCGCCACCAGCGCATGGTAAGCCGCCGTGGTCAATCCTGCAACAACCCCACCGCTCAAAGCACGCTGCCGGATCAGGTGCGCACGCGGGAT